CTATCTGGATTGGCTGTCGCTGCAGTTCTTGCCGGATACCGCTGAGCATGAATGGCTTGATCGTCACGGAGACATCTGGCTTGTCAATGCTGACGGCAGCACCGGACGCAAGGTTGCGACTTTTGCTTTCGGTAGTATTACAATATTTGGTGATCAGGGAGCAATCATTCCGGCTGGCACGCGATTGACCGGCAGCGATGACTGGCCATATGAAACCACTCAGCAGGTCTTTGCGAATGGTGACATTGGCGTGACGGCCATGGTGCGAGCATTGAATCCCGGTGCCGGAGGCAACAAGGCCCTCGGTGATGTTTTGTCAATGGAAACCGTCATCATTGGCGTCACCAGTGAAGCACCTGTCATTGACATTGATGGCGGTGTCAATGATGAAACTGACGAGCAATTGCGTGAACGCGTGCTGCGTAGAATTCAGCAGCCGCCGATGGGTGGCGCGGCCTATGACTATGAGGCGTGGGCGCTGGCCGTGCCGGGAGTAACTCGGGCGTGGGCTGCGAGTGAAATGGGTATCGGCACTGTGACGGTGCGCTTCATGATGGATGATATGCGCGCCGACAATGACGGCATTCCTACTCAGGAAGACATTGATGCCGTGGAAATTTACATCAACGGCAAACGTCCGGTCGCGGTGAAAGATACTTTCGTGGTAGCGCCCGTCAAGCAGGAAATAACCTGCATCATTGACCAACTCGTCCCGGATACCGAGAGCGTGCGGGCTGAGATTGAGCAAAGCCTTAATTTGATGTTGCGCAATCTTGCTGCCCCCGGTCAAACGATTTTTGCGGCATGGAAAAGCTACGCCATCATGAATACAACGAGCGTCGTTTCCTTTCATCTGGCAAACAATGAAGATGACGTGATGCAATCTGTTGGTCATATAGGGATTTTGGGAAGCGTTATCTATGACTGACTACGACAAGCACGTCCGTCGCAAGGGCAAGGACTACGTCGAGGCGGTGCTTGCCCTGCTGCCGCAGGGTGAGGCGTGGCCACGCTTTCCGCAAAGCACGCTGGTCCGCACGCTTACCGGTCTGTGCGAATATTGGGGTTTCGTTGACGGGCGTGCTGCTGATCTTCTCGAGATAGAAACTGATCCGCGCAAGTCAACTGAGATGTTTGCGGATTGGGAGCGCAATTGGGGTCTGCCTGATCCTTGCTTCTTCGGCACGCAGCAATCCTTGGCGGATCGTCGTCGTATCCTGATGCTGAAGATGACGTTGCTTGGTGGCCAGAGCCGTGAATTCTTCGTCAAGATTATGTCGTGGCTCGGTTACGAAATTCAGATCAAGGAATATGCTCCTTATATGTGCGGCGTGTCCAAGGTCGGCGATACTTCGTATGACGAGGCAATTTCTGGTGGCGTACCCGGCAACATGCGCTGGTATCTTGGACCGCCAGAAATGAGATTCTACTGGTCCATTGGAGTCGGTCAAGTTAAGTTGACTTGGTTCAGGACAGGGCCGATTGGCGGTGAGTCTGGTGTTGACCCTCATCTCATTATTGGCATGGCTGGGGAAGTGCCTTGTCTGCTGGAGCGTATCAAGCCAGCACATACACAGATCGTTTTTGACTATTCTAGCCTGCAGCTTGGCGGGTCAATGGCAGGTACACCATAAGGGGAATTAGATGCGATATCATCAACCGTACGGCGTTCAAGATGTCGATGCTCCATACATCAATGGCGACCCAAGCCTAGGTCGGCAAGGTTCGATCATCCCGGCGGAGGCAGTCGAGTATCCGCAGCGCGAAATTGTCGCTGCCATCGAAGCTGCGAAGCTGACGCCGGATGATGCCAGTCTTGCGCAGCTCCTGTACGCGATGCGTAGTCAACGAATGAATTATGCGCTGGCGGTCAACAGCGCGCCAAATGCCGTTGCCGTAGAATTCGACCCGCCGATTGCAAACACCATGACGCCGGGAATGCCGCTGCGCATCAAGGGCGCTGTGAACAATACGGGGGCGACGACGCTGGTAGTGGACGGCGACAGTCATGCGCTGCGTTACGCGAGCGGTGCAGAATTGCTGGCTGATGACATCAAGGCTGGCGTGATCTTTGAGGCGATCTGGAATGACGCCGGTTATTGGGAGTTCAACCCGTACGCGAGCGGTGCCGCTGGTGGTGGCAGCACGACCAACACGTTTGTCAATATTCCATACGTCAACGATACCGGTACGCCTAATTCTCTTGTCGCAAATTTCGTCCCGGCGATCACGGCGCTGGTCGCGGGCACTACCATTGAAGTGAGACTTGCCAATGACATCACCGGGGCTTCGCAGATCAAGGTAAACGCACTTGCTCCGGTGCCGATAGTGCGCGGCAACGGTGCGCCATTGCAGAGCGGAGATGCTGCGACCGGGCAGATCATGTTGCTGATCTATTCCGCCGCGCAAGGTGCGTTCCAGTTCTTCGGTCTGATACCGAAGCCTGCCTCGGGTCTGGGTCCGGTCGGCAGCATCATTCTGACGGCTGGCAATGCGGCGTTTCCAGGCACTTTGAAACTGAACGGGGCGATCCTGCCGCGCACGGCGCATCCGCAGCTTTATGCGTTCGCTGCTGCGTCCGGTCGTATCGCGGCTGATTCTGATTGGACAAACCCGGCCAACCGGTATTGGACAAGTTTCTCGTATGGTGACGGCTCAACAACTTTCCGGTTGCCGGATTTTCGCGGCGAGTTCATGCGGTTTTGGGATGATGCGCGCGGCGTCGATCCGGGGCGTCAATTGTATCAGCAGCAGAACTCGCAGACCGGTGAAATCGTCGGGGCCGGTTCGATGGCCGTTTCCAACATCATTTGGGACCCAAGCAAAGCCCCGCCATCCGCCATGTTCACCAATCCGAACGTCAGCGGCCTTGCACACGCCTTGGACAGCGGTCCGCCAATGGGCGACTTTCCAAAGGCGTTCACAGCGGGTGTCAGCCTTAACCTCAACGTCGGACAGGAGACGCGGCCACGCAATGCGCCGGTCGTGCCTTTGATTGTGGATGGTTGACATGCAAGTATTCTGCTTCGACTACGAAAGCGGGGCCTACACAGGCGAGCAGACGCTCGATGTGACGGATTGTGACCAGCGCTCTCCCGGTGTCATGTTGATACCGGGAAATGCAACATGCACACCGCCGCCGCGCTGCGGTAAGGGTCTGTGGCCAGTCTGGCGTGACGGTCGCTGGCTGGTTTGCGAACTCGCGCCCGATCCACTTGCAGATTACTACGCGAATTTGTGAGGCAGCATGTCAGAAGCCGCAGAAGTCCAGATCATGACGTTCTCTGACGCCGATTTTTCGCGGGCGTTTCAGTGGGTCATTAATGGCGTGCCGTTTGACTTCACGGGTTGTGGCCTAATGATGATGATACGCAAGCGTCCGGAGGACACTGAAGTGTTCGTGTCGCTTAGCACCGATGACGGCGACATTGATTTCCTGCCTGACGTCGATGGCAAATTGACGACCTTCAATATTCGCATCCTGCGTGAGCAGACAGTTGATATGCAGGCTGGCGATTATTATCACAGTCTGATTTTGCTGCGGCCAGATGGATTGCGCGAGGACATTTTCAGGGGCAAGTTGACACACGCAATTGGACCAACGCGATGACCAGTGTCAAGATTATTTCGGTTCCTGAGCAAGGTCCGATGGGGCCGAAAGGTGATCGCGGTGACGATGGCGCACCGGGCACACCGGGGCCGCACGGCGCAACCGGCCAGATAGGTCCACCCGGACCTCCGGGTTTGCCGGGAGCAAAGGGCGATCAGGGCGACCCCGGTCCTCCCGGTGGTCTTGGCGACGGTCCGTCAGATGGGAAGGTCTACGGCAGGAAGGACGCCGCATGGGTGAAGGCCGTCGATCCGGCTGGCGACACCATGACCGGACCGTTGGCGCTCGCGGGTGATCCGGGGAGCGCGCTCGTCGCGGCACCGAAGCAATACGTCGATGCCGGTGATGCGGCGGTAACGACAGCGTTCCAGAGCGCCGACACTGCGCTCGCCAACAGCAAGGTGGCAAAGGCGGGCGACGTCATGACCGGCGCATTGACGCTGGCCGGTGACCCTGCCGCCGACTTTCATGCCGCTTCGAAAAAATATGTCGATGCCGCCGTTGCTGCGGCTCAAAGCGGCTTTCCTGCCGGGACCAAGATGCTGTTTCAGCAAACAGCGGCACCGACCGGATGGACCAAGCAGACGACGCACAACGACAAGGTGCTGCGCGTGGTCAGCGGCACTCCCGGCTCCGGTGGCTCTGTTCCTTTCTCGACTTTCCTCGGTCGTACCAGCACGGACGGCGTGACGCTCAGCACGGCGCACATGCCGTCGCACAATCATTTTTTGAAAGTTTCCGCCAGCACTTCTCCGGCACAATTTCCATTGTCAAATGGTTCAACTGTGGCTTTTGGCGATACGTTTTCAAACACGACTTACGGCGGTGCCGAGAACTATTCGTACAATCAAACCACTATTATCGGCGCGGCTGGCTCCGGTGCCGCCTTCGCTGCGGGCATCGATTGCCGCATCGCCTACGTCGATCTCATCATCGCCACCAAGAACTGAGCCATGAAAACAGCAACCATCTCACGTACCGACAACGTGGTCTACATCGACGGCGTGGCCGTGCCGGTTGACTGCGCGGACATTGATCCGGCGGTCCACGTCATCCAGTGGAATGCTGAGACGCAACGTGGCGCAATTGAGTTTGTTGATGACGATCCAAATGATGGCTTCAAGGAACCGAACCAGCCCATCGACGATATCTCGGCGTGGAAGTCTTACATTGACATCGCAGTGGAAACTCTAGATGCCGCAGACAGTGCAGAAGCCACGCGGACCTGACAACCTGATCTGTCCGCTGCATCGCGCTGCCATGTCGGACGTGTGCGACAAGTGCCCGCTGTGGGTTCATGTGCTCGGCAAGCATCCGCAGAGCGACCAGCCGGTCGATCATTGGGATTGCTCGCTTGCTTGGATGCCACTTTTGCTTATTGAAAATTCGCAGATGCAGCGGCAGACCGGCGCGGCTGTTGAAAGCTTCCGTAACGAGATGGTGCGGGCGAACGAGGTTTCGCGTGATCTTATTATCAATGGCGGCAGCAAGAGGCTGACTGATGGTAACTGAATTTGTTGACCCTGACGATGTCATCGTCATCGAAGTGCCAGCACAAGGTCCAATGGGGCCGAAGGGTGATGAAGGTGACGTGGGTCCACCGGGACCGCAAGGGATACCGGGACCACGTGGCAGTGCGGGCGTACCGGGGATGCCGGGGGCACCGGGACCGGCGAGCGAGATACCGGGACCGGAAGGTCCAGCGGGACCGCAGGGACCGGCTGGCGCGGACAGCACCGTGCCGGGGCCGCAGGGACCGCAGGGCGCAACAGGTCCGCAGGGTCCGCAGGGCGATCCCGGCGCGACAGGTCCGCAGGGTCCGGCGGGACCGGTGCCGGAAGCGCCGACAGATGGCAAGCTGTACGGACGGCTATCGTCAACATGGGTCGCTGGCGTAAAGCTCGCTGGCGACACGATGACGGGCCACTTGTCGCTGCCAACCGGTCCTGCTGCAGCGAATGCTGTGCGAAAGGATTATGTTGACGCGGCTGTTGCGGCTGTTCCTGCGCCTCCTATCGCTGCGACTGCCAATCCTATTATGGACGGTGCGGCGGCTGTCGGTGTCGCGGTCAAGTATGCGCGTGAGGATCACGTCCACCCGACCGACACGTCTCGCGCAGCGGCTTCGGCAATTCCGGTCGCCGCGACCGCTGCCGAATACGTCGCCAACTCCGCGCCGACCAAGATGCTCACGCCGGGAGCGGCGTGGAGTGCGGCTGCGACTACAACACTAAATGATGCAGCAACCGTCACGCCGGATTTTAGTCTTGGCCTTGATTTTTATTGGACGCTTGGTGCCGCCGGTCGAACGCTGGCAAATCCAATCAATGTCAAGGCAGGGCAGAAAGGTCTTATTTATCTCCGACAGGATGCAACCGGAAGCCGCACAATTACGTCTTGGGGAAACATGTATTGGTTCCCCGGTGGGATCAAGCCGACCCTGACAGCAACGCCAAATGCACTTGATATTATTTCATACTCAGTAAACGCATCAATGGGCGTGCTTGTCTGCACCTTCTCGGCGGGGTTTGCCTGATGCTGCCGGGGATCACACCGGCACTGATGGGTGCGCCGCCAGATTTGAACGGCAATGACGCTTTCACTGTATTGCTCTTGCACTGTAACGGTGTAAACGCCAGCACCGTTTTTACTGACTATTCGCCAAAGCAGCGAGGCAACGCCGGGGTCGTTGGCATTGCACAGGTGTCGGCTGGT